TTAAACGGTAATAATGGTTCACAGGGTATCCAAGGTATTCAAGGTTTAACTGGAACTGGTATTCAAGGTTTAACTGGAACTGGTATCCAAGGTATCCAAGGTTTACAATCCGTTCAAGGTTTGCAAGGTACAACGAGCCCAAATCCGCTGTTTGCTGCTAATGAAGATACTCCTACTGCTCAACCTGTAGCAACGGGTTCAAACGCAATTGCGCTAGGCGACTCATCAGATGCTTCGGGTGCTGACGCACTTTCGTTTGGTAGAGATTCAACAGCAAGCGGAGCTGACTCAATTGCTCTTGGCGTAAATGCAACCGCAAGTGGACCATATTCAATCGCGATTGGCTGGAACGGCGCCGCAGGAAATAGATGTACTGTGATTGGTGGACTAGGTTCAAATGCTGGCGATAATACTATTATTCTAGGTTCTTGGTCAAGTGATATGGATGGTGCATATTCTACTGCAATTGGTGGTGGACAAGCGCATGATTACGGTACTCGAAATCGTTGGATGTATGGTCTTTATTCTGGAGGCCTTGGTGTTGGTAAATCTCAATCAGGTAAAATTGTTTTAGCAAAATCTACAACAGACGCCACACAAACAAATCTCCAAAGCCACTCAGGTGCTGCAAGTACAAGTAACCAGTTATTACTTGGAGCTGATAACCTAACTTGGACAATCAGAGGAAACATAATTGGTAAATCAGGTGCAGATCATCGAGCTTGGGAAGTTAAAGCTGTAGCAAGTAGAGCAACTGGCGCGTCGTCGGTTACTATAGATATGTTGAGTGTTAGCAACCTTTACCAAACCGCAGGTGCAAGTGCGTGGGATGCTACAATGACAGTTAACACGTCTACTGCAAGTTTGGAAGTCAAAGTAACAGGTGTTGCTGCAACGACTATTAAATGGGTTGCTGATATAGACACAACAGAAATAGGATTCTAAAATGGCATTAACTTTCGATTATCAATCACCCGAGATTACAAACTCTGCCGGAGATGGAATTGTTTCAATTCCCGTTGTGGTTGGCGGTAATAAGTACATACAAGTTATAGCAGTAGAGAAAGCGACAGCTATTGCTGACGGTACAGACATCATAGGTGCAATTGAGATACCTTTTGATGGTACTATTACATCAATGAGAGCTAAAACTATATCAGGCACATGCACTGTAACAGTTAAAAAGGGTGGTGCTAGTTTAGGAACTATTGCTGCAACAGCTACTGGTGTAAATACAGCCGTAACTTCTAGCGTAACAGCATTTGACGACATTACTTTTGACGTATCCAGTGCAAGTGGCTCTGGTTTAGTTATAACTTTAACAGTGGACTTATAATATGGCAATATACTATTACGATTTTAGCGCATCATCGAACGGTTCTGGCACCTGGGCCTCGCCTTTTAATGGACTAACAGAAATATCTGGTGCACCACAAGATGGAGATGAAATAAGAGTTAAATCACATCTAATAGCAGACTTGACTGATTTTACCTTCACCGGAAGTTTCACAATAGATACCTCTAATTTTTCAACCCCGTATCTAGAAGTTTCAGATGCTTCGTTGTTTACTGTTGGTGATATTTGTATGTCTGATTTAACAAAAACATGTTTTAGAGTTAAATCAATAGACACCGTTAGCACACCAAATAAAATTTTTACTGGTACTACTTCTTGTTACTGGCCAATTTACGATTGGTCTATAACTAACGGCGCGTTCCGTAGAATTGACCCCGCTTATTATCCAAACTCTTATCCAAGTAACGTATATATGGGATACGCTACAAACGGATTCAGTACGAATACTATTACGGTTAGTGATGGTTGGTACAGTGAAACGCAACGAGTTACTGACAAATCCTATATGACTATTATTGGTCAAGCACAAACATCAAATTCCGGCTTAAGCTGGTATCTGTTAAACTACGGCGATGGCTCTACTGTTAATCTTACAAATACATGCGCTGTTGCACAGTGGGATAAAGACTTTCTAATTAGAGACGTATTTGCCTATGGAGTTAATATCACAATGAATTTCCACCAATTGTGGGGTGGAAGATATAACGGCGGTTTCTATCCGCCTAGCACAGCTGGCCAAGCTGCAAATTCTAATTGTAGTTTAACTGTTGATTATTTAACTACATATTACGGGTTTACTGGAAGCGCGGCCTGGAAAGGGGATGGTGTAACACTCCAAGTAAATAATCATTTTATGAGAAGTTCATATATGAATACTAGAGATAATAACCCAGCCACTAACATTACGTTTATACAAGGAAATGTTTGGACAGAACAAAACAGCAGTACTTTTTTCGATTATTCATATAGTAATGAATGGACTTATCAGTTTAATGGTCCTGTTGAGAGCATCTATAACAATAATATGACATCGTTTGTGTTCGGAGCTAAACACATAACATTAGGTTCTAATTTTTCTTTATCGAAAAATCATCGTGTTCCTGGCTCAGAAGCTGCCCAGACTGTTGTAGGAAAAGGGATTCAACAAGACACGGTATATAGTATGAACCATAACCATCTTTCGGCTACTGATAAAATAACAAATAATAGTTCCTTGATTATAACCCAACCTCACTATTTTTCTTTCTATTATGCTTCATATCAATCTAATAGAGAGTCTGGCGTCACGGTACCTATAAATGATGGTAGTCTAATTTTTGATAGTTCGAAAACAACTATAAATGCTACCAATTTTCCAATGAGGGCTTCTATTTTAGTTGTAGACCGTAATGCTAGTGCTCCAGATGAATACGAGATATTATCTGGAGGTATTGATTATGGTACCAATCACTTCAAAATAACTAAAGACACATCCTATTATAAGACTACATCACCTTCTTTAAAGTGCTATCTTCAAACGTACAGTTCAGACTACAACCAGAGGGACCACGTTAAAGCAATTAACATACCAGTAGATGGAGATAATTCTACAGAATTTACTGTAACAGGCTGGGTGAAATCTGACGCAGGACTTTTTGATCAAGACAAGTTAAAAGCCATAGTAGTTTATGACGGGTATCAGACTGTTACTCAAAATATAAATATAACAAATGCAGAAGCTGGTTGGGTTCAATTTAGCTTAGCGTTTACTCCAAACGATAAACAGATAGCGCAATTCCAACTTAGAATGTGGCCCAAAGCTGGTGCTAAATCTGTTTGGTTAAGTGATGTGGCGGTTTCATAATGGATTGGTTATTGTACGGATTTTTAGAACAAGAAATTGATAAAGCAGCTATCGGACAAATGGGTTTGCTTGTAAACGGGTGGACTACTGCTGGACAAACTGCAACTTCTACTTTTAAACCAATTTTAATTATTTTTTAGGAGCACAAAATGGCTTTGACCGGAACTATAACTACACACGCTGGCGTAATAATAGAAAACCAGTACATCAAAATAATTGATGTTAAAGTTAGTAAAAACAAAATGATGATACAAACTGGCTACTATAATAGTAAACAAGTATCTGATGATGGTGGCTTCCCGTATGAAGTTATGAATCAGATGGAATGTGATTATGATATATCGGGCGATAACCCGTTAATGCAAGGATATAACTATTTAAAAGCAAACGCAAGCGCATACAATGAGTATGTAGATAGTTAAATAACAGTTGACATTTTGTTTCATTAGTGATATAATGTATATTAATAGAAACAAATAAGGCTTATATTATGTTTAATCATGTCGAACACGGAGTAGAGTTACCAACACTTACTCGTAAAACTACAGAGTCTGGACGTAAGTATTTTACACCAGACGGTAACGCGTATCCATCGATTACTACAGTTCTATCAATCTTAAGCAAAGACGCTATCATGGCATGGCGAGCTCGAGTTGGTGCAGAGGAAGCAAACAAAGTTTCTCGTCAAGCATCTACTCGAGGCACTGCTGTTCATAGTCTTGCAGAAGATTACGTTAATAATGTCGAAGATTGGAAAGGTAAACATATGCCTGCCAATGTTGCAACATTCAATACTATCAGACCAATACTTGACGAGCGCCTAAATAATATTTGGATGCAAGAAGTATTCTTGTATAGTGATAAGCTCAAAACTGCTGGTCAGCTAGATTGCATCGGCGAATGGGATGGCGAGTTAGCCATTGTAGATTTTAAAACATCTAAACGAGTAAAGAAGCGTGAAGACATCACGAGTTACTTTATTCAAATGTGTTTCTATGCTGCAGCTTTCCTTGAAAGAACCGGTATAGCAATTAAAAAAGGTGTTATTGTAATGGCAGTTGATGGCAATGAACCATTGATATTCGAAATGAATACGCACGATTATCTGCAACATCTAGTAGCAGTACGAAAAAAATATCAAGAAATGCAAAAATAAAGGTTGACATTTGTTCTTAAATGATGTATAATATAATATTATCAATCAAAAGGAAACTAATATGTATAACATCGAACTTGACGTATCCCACGAACCAACTCATTCAGAAGTTTCTCAATTCGCAAAAGATCATGGCTGTACTGCAACTCTAGTACAGGAAAACGGTCCTGCTGGCGGCAATCCCCTTTACTTATTTCAATCTAAAAAATTCGACTATCTTGCAGAATTAGTTTCACAACTCTTGGGAACTAATACTGACGAAGAGTCTATTAAAACAATGATATGGGAGATATAAATGTTTATAATTAGAGATACATCTAATCAAATAGTAGCCATAACTACAAGGCTAGAAGATGCTAAAGCAATGACACATCGTTCAGATTTTGATAAAGAAACTTATACTATTGAAAAAACTTCAAATTAAATGAAAAAAAGGGTTGACAACCTCGTTCATTCATGGTATAATAGTTATATCAAATCAAAACAAAGGACTATATTATGACAAACTTCGATATAAATGAATTCACTTGGGACGGTATGTATCTAATGTACAGAGGTCGTCACACGAAATCTGTAAACATGGAAGAGGCTCGTCCTAACTGTCACCCATCATGGGTTGGTAAACCACAGCCTACATTCATTGCTCGTTTCAAGTATGGTGCAAAGCCTTGGAAATCTTGGGCTAGATGTTTGGTCGATCACTACACTGTTGAAGAGTATATCGCAGAAGTTGCAAATTCTTCTCCTCTTGCAGCTGTTGAAAAAGTTGGCTACACTGGACGTGGCCGTTACAAATACCAAGGAGCTTAATATGAAAAAAGTATTATCTTACATCATTGCCACTGGGCTATTAACACTGGGTGCTTTCATGGCACTCAGTAACGCACTAGATATTCCTGATGTTTACTTTAGTTATGACACTGGTAAATGTGTTAAAGTTGTAAATTATACAGATGAAAATTTTACCTGTGATAATTATCCAGAGAAATTTAATCATGGTTGGGTAATGCAATGAACGTATTTGTATTATCAAAATGCCCAGATGAAGCAGCAAAGATGATGTGCGACAAGCATATTCCAAAGATGATTGTTGAAGCAGCTCAAATGCTTTCGACAGCTCATCGTATGCTTGACGGCTATTCTGAAAAGCGTCCTTCAAAATCTGGCAAGCGCATGATTAATTACTGGGTACATAACAACTCTAATCTGGATGGTGTTTTGTACAACGCAGTGCATCACTACCACCCTTGTACAGTTTGGACTATGGCTTCTAAAGCAAATTACGAATGGCACTACAAACACTTTCTAGCCCTTTGCAGTGAGTTCGAGTACCGCTTTAATAAGCAACATCTTACCTATACGAAGCTCAGAGACGTCCTTAAAGACACTCCGTCTGGAATTCCTAATGACACTATAACTGAATTTCCTCAGGCTATGAAAGCATATCCAGAGTGCATGGTAGAAGGCGATCCTGTTCAAGCGTATCGTAATTACTATCATCGCTCTAAGCATTTTGCTAAATGGGAAAAAGGTCGTGCAGCACCATCATGGTGGGAAGGTTTCAAAGGCGAAATGCTGATGAATGCAATTGCATAAATAAAAATAAAAGGAAATCAATAATGACTGACGTACATATTTGGCTCTTCATATCTTACATATTTGGTACTGGCGCTGGAATTTTCTTGGTAAAATCTAAATTTAACATGGATACAACTAAGATTATAGAAGCAACAATTGATAAATTAATAACTGATGACTATATTAAAGCTAAAAAATTGCCTTCTGGCGAAGTAGAACTAATTAGGCACAATGAAATATGATAGACAAATATGTAATTATCGACCCAGATGATGGAGTTTTTCTGGGTACAACTGGCAGGAATGATATACCTGAATTTGTAGATGTACCTAGAGACGCACGAGTTGTCGCGCTATTCTCTGGAAATAACATATTTGATTTAACAAAAGCTGTAGCATTCTTTCACGAAGAAGATGCTCATACATATCTAAATACCTACATATCACGTAGATGCCCAACGGCATTTGTAGCTCCTATCAGAACTGAGAAGGACATGACTCCATACGTTGATGCTGTAGATATCTTAAAAGCTGGATATGGAAGATACATAGAAGACATGCTTGACGCATTACCTATGCCTTCTCAAGAACTCCACTAAAAATAATTTTCAAGTTTTTCCTAAGCCATTGATTTGTAAGGAAACTTAATTTCATTTAATATGAAAAAAGGGTTGACATTAGCGTTCAAATAGGGTATATTATTAATATAAGGTAAATAAAGGAAACTTAAAAATGACTACTACATTCGATACTCTTACAAAACTTACAGCAGTTAACGCATTAATCGCTGAGTACCACTCATATGCTTCTAAAGAAACAGAAGCAGATTTTGTTGAAATGTACAACGAAGATGCGAATGATTTCATGCAAGCCCTTTCTTACTTCCGTCAATCAGATACTGCAGCTCTTGTAAAGCACATTAACTGCATGGACACAGAGCCTCGTGAGTCTTTAGTTATGGCATTCTACAAAGATCTTAGCGATACATTCGTAGAAGACGTACTTGGATATGTAGTAAATTAATTTAAAAAAAAGGTTGACATTCGTTCTTGAATGATATATAATAGTCTTATCAGATGAAAAAAGGATAACATTATGGGTACTGCAGCAATGATCGGAATTTACAATGAGAATGGTACGGTAACAGCAAGTTACTGTCACTATGACGGATACCTTGAAGGTGTCGGTGCAACTCTTCTAAAATCATACAACTCCCAGTATGATGCATCATATGTTTCACATGGTGGATACGTCTCATCACTTGACGACGATTATCTGGTGTCACGCCAGCAGGCTGTTCACGAAGAACCTGCTATATCATACACAAATGTATCAACGTATCTAGAACGGGGTTCTGCCTTCTCTGGTGCTGACTATCTCTACCTCTGGGATGGAGACTGCTGGTACTTCGCTCCAACAAATACTGGTGTAAGCGTTGGGTTTGAAGAAGTGCGAATTAATTTAAAACAAAATGAAAAAAATGGTTGACATTCACTGAAAACTGTTGTATAATTATATCATAATCACACACAAGGAAACTATATCATGGCACACGAATTAGAAATGGTAAACAACGAAGCTCAAATGGCGTACCGTAAATCACAAGGACTACCTTGGCACGGTCTAGGTACTCCCGTCGATGACGACATGTCACCACGCGAAATGATGGTAGCTGCCGGTTTAGACTGGGAAGTTAACAAAGTTCCAACATTTATTAACGTAAATGGCGAGAACATCGAAACAGGTCAAGAAGCTCTTGTTCGTTCTACAGACAATAAAATCTTAACACAAGTTGGTAAAGGCTGGAACCCAGTTCAAAACCAAGAAGCTTTCAACTTCTTTTCAGATTTTGTAAGCAACGGCGATATGATCATGGATACTGCAGGATCACTTAAAGGTGGGCAGATCGTATGGGCATTAGCTGATGTAAAAGACGGTTTCTCACTCTTTAATGGTGATGAAGTTCGTGGTTACATGCTCTTCTCAAATCCACACCAATATGGTAAAGCAATCGATGTCAAGTTCGTAATGGAACGAGTCGTATGCAACAACACTTTGGCAGTGGCTCTTAACGAAAAGAACCAACCATCTATTCGTGTTAACCACCGCAATCAGTTTAACGCTGAGATGGTTAAAGAAGCTCTTGGTCTATCTCACAATAAAGTTGAGAAGTTCAAAGAAGCTGCTGAGTTCTTAGGCTCAAAGCGTTACACGAAACAAACTGCAGAGCAATTCATGGCTCGAGTGTTTGGCGAATCAAATCGCGAAGACAAAGTAATGTCTCGTACTGCTGAGCGTGCATTCGATCTTATCGAAAATCAACCAGGCGATAACTTCCGTCCTGGAACTTGGTGGAATGCATACAATGCAGTAACATACTTGGCAGACCACGAACTCGGTCGTACCGCAGATACTCGCATGGCATCAGCTTGGTTTGGCACAAACGCTAAACGTAAAGTAGACGCTTTGGATGTAGCTATCGAAATGGCTGAAGCTGCTTAAACAACAACGAGGGGTAGTCGTAATGGCTACCCCATCTTATTTAAAGGATACAATATGGCTAGAGATGAAAATACTACTCAGTCTGAGATAGATGCATGGCTAGCAAAAGGTAACAAAATTACTAAATGCAAACCTTTCGCAAAAACAAACCCTGAAGAAATTGTGTACTTACACAAGAAACCGTCTAAAAAACAAATGGAGAAGTAATGAAGATACTGATTTTTGGATTGCCCGGAAGTGGTAAGACTACACTAGCCAAACCGTTGTCTGATCTTTTAGGAGGCGTTCATATAAATGCTGATGAAGTTCGTACTAAATATGACGATTGGGACTTTAGTCCTGAAGGTCGTATGCGGCAAGCCAATAGAATGAAACACCTAAGTGATGGTGTAGTTATGGCTGGCAAAATTGCAGTAACTGATTTTGTATGCCCTACTGCAGCTGCAAGAGAAGCGTTCAATCCAGATTATACTATATGGATGGATACTATTTCTAGAGGTCGTTTTGAAGATACAAACGATATGTTTGAAACACCTGAAGATATAGACTATCATGTGTCTGAATGGTTTGAGGATACACACCAAAAATTGCTAGAAGTAATCTCAGCATGGATGCTTAGAAAGGAAAGTTAATGCAAGAAATGTTTAATTGGAAAAAACCTACTACACAAATGCTAGGCAGGTGGCAACCTTGGCACGACGGTCATACTGAACTGTTTAAGCGTGCCTTTAATGAAACAGGTCAAGTCATTATTATGATACGTGATGTATTTAATTTTGATGGTGACGCAGGTGCAGGACGTACTGCAGAACAAAACGACAATCCCTTTGGAATGATTGATGTTGTTGATAACATTAAAGCAGCATTGGAATGTGAAGGGTTCTATGATGGTCATCAATACATCATTATGGAAGTACCAAACATTGTGGATATTAGCTATGGTCGTGGTGTGGGATATACCTTCACTGAGCATGATCTAGGCAAAGATATTCACGATATTAGTGCAACAAAAATACGCGCAAAAATGCGTGAAGACGGAAAACTATAGGAGATATATTATGAGTGATTTACCATCCACGATTACAGATCAAGATCGTGACAAAATTCAAGGCGCTTTGCGTGAAATGTCTAACTCAATGACTCGTGTGTCAGCTGAGAAAGATCTTCAAAAAGATATCGCACAAAGCATGTTAGATGATTTGGGAGTACCAAAAGCATCCTTTAACAAACTAGCTCGCATTTACCATGCTTCTAACTTAATGGAAGAAGCTGCAAAGAACGAAGAGTTCATGGAATTTGCAGAAGCTGTTATGTCTAAGCCTGAAAAGCAGATTGCGAGTGACAATGGTTGATGGCCCATTTAAAGCCGCCTTTGACAGTGATGTTGAAGGCGTCATTCGCAGAGAAATTGTAACGTATCGTATGAAGAACGGTATTATGATTAAAGAACAAGCGTTTCGCGACTATTATAATTCGGGAGACTATCACGACGCAATCTCGTCAACACCTTTAGTAGAAAGATAATAAAATGAGAGAATGGATTTATAATTGTTGGAATGTNNNNATTCCAGACTTTAGCACACGACACATGATTATGCAAGTACTAGCATGGATGTGGTGTATTGTATTTGCTATTATTGTAGGTAGTATGTGGGCAGGAGTTATTAGTATGCTTCTACACGTGTTAATATTAGCTGCAATAGCAGTAACAGTAGCAACATTTGAAACAGCTAAGCGTAAGCCAAACATATTTGGTACTTATTCTGGCCGAGCAAATGGAGGTGAGCATGAGTAATCCTAACGAACCATATAACAACAAAGGTGTAGGTCTAGCATTCGCTATTATTGCCTTTACAATGATTGGAATTCCTGTTATAATTGGAACATCGATGGGTTGGTTTGACCTATTCGGGATCTTAGGAATGTAATGAGTAAAATTCAAGAAAAACTAAATGGTATTATGGATGAGATACAAGCTCTTATGGAGTCTCATCCACGAGCGCATCTTGAAGAAGGTAGTAATATTCATAAACTAATGGCTTCAGCAGGATTATATTTTGCTCATATGGATGATGAGAATAAAGACTATTATCAATTCGTCTCAATGGCCATTGAAGAAGAACGAGAGTGGAACTTATGAGTAAATGG